AGCCAGTCCAGACCTTTTAATGCTTCTCCAATATCTTTCTTTAACTTCTCACCAACTGCCTTGACACCACCACCTTTCAGTAGTGTATAGAATATATCACCAATATACTCACCAAGAAAAGTACCAATCATTGTCCCAACAACTGGGATTGGAATGAATGAACCTATAACACCACCAAGTGCGGCACCACCCATCTTGAATAGTGCCTTGTCAAACTTCATATCAGGTTTTCCATCACCGTCTTCATCTTCAAAGAGTGTAAAGACACCTACCAAAAGTGAACCAAGAATTGGAACTCTTCCCAAGACATTCTTGGTGGCAGACATTGTGGCTTTGACACCTCTTGCAATGGCTCTTGCATTATTGGCACCCTGTCGAGCAACGTTAGATATTTGACCTGGAGCTCTGTATAATGCCTTTTGAAGACCAGCAGCCCTACCTCCAAAGGCAGTGCCAGTTTGCATGCTTGCACCAAGTTGTCTAGTTCTTGCAGCGATAGATCCTGGTCTTACTGTTGCCTGTGGTCTCGGTGCAGTGGCTCTTGCACGTTCTAACCTGGCTGTACTTCTTGTAGGGTTTCTTGTTGCACTTGTTGGTTTTCCCTGAGGAGCACGTGTTTTTGGAGGAGGTGGTGTTCCTGGTTGAAAACCTAATGCCTTAAGTAAAAGACTTTTGACTCCACCAACAAGATTTTTTACACCCGAACCAAAACGTCGAATTACACCTAGAAAACCTGATTTTAATTTTCCACCCAATCCAGTGAGTTTCGATCCTATTGCTTTAAGAGCATTCTTAGCAGGTTTGAGTAATGTTGCTCCGGCTACGAGAAAATTCTTTAAATTACCTAAATTGGTCTTACCAAAATTCTGACCAAAATTTTGATTAATCAGATTAAGGACACCTAATGCAGCTCCCCCTAACAGAATATTTGTTAGAAAACCGAGAGGATCAAACCCACCCTTTGGTGTAATAAAAGATACACCACTTTTTCCTTTCTTCTTCTTCGACTTCTCTAAATTATTTTCAAGTCTTTCTCTATCTCTTTTATCAGATTCCTCTTCAACACTTCGAGCCATTGCCTGAAGGTTTTCATTCTCATTCTTACCAATCAATATCAATGATTGAGTGGTCTTTTCAATGTTATCAAGTTGCTTCTTCAGACTATCAACAGATGTGTCTTTATCAGTCTTTGTGTCTGGTACCTTGTAAACCGAAGATGGAAGACTGATAAACTTTGTTTGTCTTCTCGGAATGACATCCGATTTTTTGACAATACCTTCTTTTGATTGTTTTACAATGGCAGATGCTTCCTTTCCAGAGACAAACTTTTTTGCCCCATCAGTCTTCTTACCACCACTTACCGCCTTTTTGGCTGCACCGCCAAGAAGACCTTTAGTAACTCCTCCCAATAACATAGGTATGGCCATATCTTACCCCACTATGTTATAGATTGATTTAACGACGATCAAATCAAAATTGTTTGAGTCTTCAGCAGAGAATCCTGGAACCTCCTTTTGACCAGCAGATGATGTACTTTGTGCCTGTTGTTGTTTTTGTGGTATTGGTAAAACCATTGGTCCACCACCACCATTGTTATCATATGGTTGAATACCAGGAGAAGATGGTGGTGTAGATGCCATCTGCATCTGAGATCCAGACGTTGAGGGTGTGGGCACATCACTAAGGTATGATGCATTAGCACTCTTGCCTTTGATCAAATTAACAATAGTTGGTGCTCTTCGACCAACTTGACCATACCATGCACTATCGACCAACTCATTACCTGCTTGTTCATAATTACCCGCTTTGAACGCCCTTTTAAATGCTGGGAATCCACTTGCCCATGCAGGACCCATATTAAACGTTAGGTCAATTAATGCTGCTTTCTGCATTCCACCTGCCTGATCAAATCCAGGAATCTTCTCAGCAGCTTTCTTATGATGTCTATAATCAATATCAAATAACTCGTCTGCCTTCTGTTGGGTAATACGGTCAGGCATAGTTTCACCCTTTTCAATCAAATGACCGTAACCAATAGTTGGGAATCCACGACTATCCAAATACTTGTCAAGTCTAAGTCCTTCATGGATTTTGATCATCTCTTTTGCAAAACTGTCGTAATTACCACCAACCATACCACCACCCTCAAAACCAAGGATGTTTCCGAAGTTAGGTGTATTACTTCCACCTGCCGCAGCATTAGCTTTCAATAGATTAGATGCACCATATGCATCAACCGCCTTCTTACTCATCATGATTTCACCTGGTTGTGCAGCAATAAGTTGGGTGTCCTTACCCATACCTTTTACTTTCAGACCAGTACTATTATCAATAGCTCCACCTTTGACCATTGATATTTTATTAGCGTCTACAACTTCACCACCACCTTCTTGTTGTTGTGCGAATGATGGATATGTTAAATTAGGAATCGTGGGTAATTTAACAGGACCAATAGGATCAAATTGAAGAGGTGGTGAATTATCAAATGGATTCAAATTCTTAAGAGTGTTAATCGCATCGGTAATCATACCAAGTGTATTATTCAATCCACCAATCAAAAGATTAACAGGTGCTAATACAATATCATTTACAAAACCGATGATATACTTATTGACAAAATCGATTATAAAATTACCAAAGTCATAGAATGGTCTGACAATAATACCAGGATCTTTGACAATTTCTAACAAGAAAGTGACGAGTCCTCCAAGCGCAATATTCTTGAAGAAATTCATTACTGCATCAACGGCATTTGTAAATGGTTTAGTTGCTTTCTCTAATTTCTTAGGATCAGATTGTGATCCACCACCTTCCATTTGTGCTTCACGTGCTCTTCTAGCCGCTGTTGCTTTCTCTCTTCTCAGTTTATTTGCGGCTCTCTTCTCTCTCTTGTTTTTCTCCTTATCAAGTTCAAGAATTTGTTTGAGATTTGCTTCGATACCATTTAATGTAGTTGCTAATGGTATGAGTTCTTCCTGTCTCTCTTGTTTAATCTCAGTCCTTACCTGTTCTTGGTCTCTACCAAGAGTTGTAATTTTTCCCGAAGCCTGTTGTGCAGCTTGACCTGTTGTTTCATTTCTACCAACAAAGTTCGAAGCCTTTACCGTCTTCTTCTTGGGTTTGAATTTACCACTTGAACTTCTTGCTCTTTTAAGTTCTCCCTTAAGTAATTCAGTATCACCCTCCTTCTCCTCAGAACCACTTATGGTTCTCTTCACCATTGCTTCTTTGAGCAATACCGCGTAGTCTTCGTAGTCTAACTCAGCCTCATAGTCTTCAATACCAAGTAACTCAAGGATCCTTGGATCAATATCATCTTGTTTTGCAGATGTGGATTTCTGTTTATTAGACTTACCAATAGTCTTTACTATTGCCGTTACTTCTTTTTTTCTTTTCTCTTCTCTCTTCGCTTCGTTTTGAATACTCCTAATAAGATCGTCTAAACCCGCGGGGGCATCATCAGATTTTTTGGCATCCTGAAGTTCTCTGAGAATTTTCTCAGCAGCTGCCTTTTTATCTGATGACTTCCTTCGGATTTTTCTAGCCATTGCGTGCCTTCATCTTTTGCTCTTCTTCCTCTAAGTGATTTTGAAGTAATGCAACATAGATGTCCCTTTCCCAAGGCATCATGTTTTCGATCTCTGTTAATGAATATTTATGGTACTGCATTAAGGAAAAATTCAACTTGAAGTAGTTCTCCAAGTCCATGTGTACCAAACCTATCCGAAAAAACTTGAGAGACCCTCCAGTACAACTGTACTCTTAACTTTGGTAACTGGGTTTTTGATTTCAACTGAGTGGGAAAGTTTAGGCATTGTATCAAAGAACTTCTCAATCTTCTTAAATTGAGCAGAACTCATTTGTTCAAGGAATTCGATAATTTCCTTTCTACTCACATCCTCAGTGGACCAAACCTCTTCTTCGTTATAGATTTTATCAATACAAGTTGCAATCAATTCAAACGATTTATCAACACTATTGTCATTAAAGTCAAAATTATTTTTGATAAACTGATCAAGAGATGGATACTTCATCTCCATCATGAGATTCTCGTCAAGTCTGATCTGTTTATCATGCCCTTCAGTTTCAACAACCTTGATATCTTCAAGATCAATCTTGACAGTGACCGTGGTTTCACCATCATCAGGTGCGATCAAATTTACCTCAACTTCTTCACCAACTGACTTACCCCTGATATTCAAGAAGAGATATTCAATATCAAAAGTAGGAAGAGTTTCTACCTTAATTCCTCTTGTACTAATACAGTTTTTAATGACTGTCTTAATTGCAGTGGTGATATTTTTAGTATCCTCACTCTCAAGTGCAAGTACGAGTAACTTTTCTTCTTTAACTAAGAAAGGTCTAAACTTAATACTTTGTTTAGTTGAGGGTAATTCCAACTCATATGTTGGTGTGGCAATTTTTGGTAAAGGCATGACAATCTAATAAAGATTTCAGATATGATTATTTATTTGCGTTTTCCACGCTTTTTTGGTTGAGGAATTCCAAGGTCATGTTCGGTCAAAACTTTGAACTGAACACCATTATCTTTTGCAAACTCACTTGCAGCTTCCCATTTGGCTTGATTCACTGCATAGGTTGTACATTCATTGATATACGATTTTGTGATTCTGGCTGGTTTCTTTGGTTCGATACATTGTCTTTGAGGTTTGATCTCAATGATGTATCGACACACTCTACCATCCTGGTGTCTTATCTGCACAATCCCATCAGGATAGTATCTATGGACTCTTTTGTCAACGGGTGACACATATGGGATACTGAATTCTTCCGATGCATATTTCAATACAGCATCATTCCTATCACACCATTTCAAGAAGTGTAATTCCCAACTACTACGGTAGACTATATTTGTCGCATCCCCCATATATTTTTCAGGATGTTGGGGGTGAAATCTACCTTGATGATACTTCGAACCCCTTGGCATCAGTTATACATAGTAATAGAAGTAGTATCAGTATTTAGATGCCAGGTCCAACGCCGAGAGTATATAAAACTTCTGAAATAAAGTCGAGACTTCTTAATGTAGCTCGTCCTTCTACATATATGGTGAAATTTACACCACCTCCTGCAGTTCAGTCCTTCATTGCACAACGTGGTATAAGTTATGCCACCAAGGGTGAGAATTTTGAATTATCTTGTAGTGTCATTAAGACTCCATCAACAAATTTCCTTACACACGCAGTTAGTGCAGACTATCATGGTGTGAATCAAGAAATTCCATATCGTAGAGCGTACGAGAATGAGATTGGATTGACATTCTACGTTGATGCTCAATATGAAATCGTTGAGTTTTTTGAAGGTTGGGTTGATTATATGAGTGGTGTTGGTTCTACCCTTGCTAGAGAGGAATACAGAAAACCACAAGCTTTCTATAGACAGAACTATTATAATGATTATGCATCAAGTAGTCTATTTCTGACAAAATTTGAGAGAAGTTATGATAGACAGCTGGGTGCGGTAGAACGAGCAGAACCTCAAAAGTATTTGGAATATGAAATGATTCAAGCATATCCAAAAGCTATAAATAGTATGGAATTGGGATATGCTCAATATGATTCCCTTCTCACATTAGATGTGACCTTTGGTTATACCCGTTACGTTAGAGTAAGAAGATGAAAACGTTTCAAGAGTTCTTATCCGAAGATGCAGCTGCAGATACCTCATCGACTATCAGTCGTGATGTGAGTGGTGATGGTGGTCAAACCCCAGAAGGGGTGGGGAGAGGTAAACAATTTTCTGTTCTTGATTTATTGAAGAGAAAGAAGAAAGATAAGGATAGTAATCAGGACCAAAAAACCAGTCAACAGAAACCTGATGGTCCAGGTAAACAATCAGATAGAAAACCACTGAGATATAGACAAGCAAATAGACCTGCATCACCAAGACCAGAAAAAGGTGGTCCTCTTGCAAAGAGACCTACACCATCAAGTGGTTCTATGGTACAGAAAAAGACTGCTGCATCCAAACAACCACCACAACACAAACAGATCTCCGCAAGACCAGCATCAACTGCAATGGCTGGTAGTAGACAGAGACCTGCAATCAGACCTGCTAAGTCTAATCTCTCAAGAGACAACATGGGTGTTCAGAAGGTCAATGTACAAGACCTTGGACCAACCACTCAGAAGAGATTAAACCCAGCTAAAAGTAATCAAAAACGTTTACCTCCTGCAGGATTCAGAGCTAAAGACCTAAGAGCACGTGGATGAAGAACAACAGGACTATCTGAATAGTGAG